GGCAAATTGAGGTAAAAATGTAATAATTAAATTTGACGTCTGAGAATTGATTTTAGAAAAATTGAGGTACCCGCCCGAATTGTATTCTGTTATATTCAATCCGAACGAGTACATATAAATATTTTTTTGAGGCACGGTAAGACCGTGTTGCATAGGCTGGAGAAATGAGGTATACGGGCCGTTGGCGAACGTGTCGAGAATATCTTGATTATTAATTGTAATTTTCACATTTTGAATAACATCCGTGTAGCCGACTGTCGTGGTTTGTGAAGCGGCGCCGAAATTCAGAGGAATGGCCGCCGTGAGATACTGCGTTGCATATCCGTAAAGGTACCTCACTGCATAATAGGACGAGGATGTGCTCTCGTATAACTGATTACGAATGAACCACGCAATCAACTGGACTGGAAAGTTTGCGCTAATGTTCTGTGTCACAGTGCCCGCATACGGAGCCGTGGCTTCGCGCTTGACAACCGGTACAATGTATCGAAGAGGGGTGTTTCTGTAATACGCACGCTCTTCATCTGTAAGCCGTATGGACTCGAGTAAAAGTATAGGACTCTGCAGGTCGACAGTCCCAATGGGCGCGTTTGTAAACCAATATTGCGGACGAAATGTAAACTTTACATATATTCTTTGCCCGGACCAAAGGGCACACAATGGAAAATATGGCTTTCGTAATCGTTCGCGGCCTTTATTTCCTCCGCTATGTCTTCGACAAAAGAAAAACTCTAAAGGAATGCTCAACTGCACGGGAGTTGTCGGTGACAGACCCGTCGTGCCGGTCGGCTGCCCCCCGTTCACTTGATTAAACATGCCTATCTGTTCATCGTAATCGAGAAATGTCTGATCTTTGATGAATAGCCAATCGTCATAAATACTTTCCAAAATAACGTCATCAACCATAAAGTCAACCTGCTGAATGATCGCCCGGCCTATCTGATTTGTGTAACTCGCGCCGGCGGGCAGGGCCGGCACAGAACACTGAAGAAACATGTTCGCCAAGAGATCGCCCCTATTTTTTGGACGTAGTTCAACAACACATGTTCCAGATACATCTGGTCGAATAAATTTTCCAGATGCCATTGGATTCAAAGGTATATAATCCTGATAGACGACGGAATTTGTATATTGTTCGTATTTTGGAGTCCACTGACTCTGTGTAAAGTCTGAAATATTTGAAAGATACGTCTCTTGCGGACCGATAGCCTCGAGAGACAACACACCACCCGCATTAAATCCAAGATTCCTCTTTTCTGTGAGATATTCTGAAGCGACCGGAGGTACTGGAACCTCCTCGTCGAGATCACGCATGTCATTCGGCTGACGCTTGAAATTCGCATCTTCAATTGGTGCTCGAACGAGGGGCTGAATCGTGGAGACTTGGGCCGGTACAAAAGCCGTAGAGACATTTGGGTCGAAAAGAGCCCCTTGCGCATTTAAAGGAACGCCTTTGCGATACGCATCGGTACTAGGCAAGACGGGCAGAATAATCCCGCCCTGGCCGAGTGCTCTGAGTACGACCTCATCATTCAGGAACCCATCGACGAGTTTGTTACGACCTACTCGCATCCGGAATCCCAGAGCGTTTGTAATTTCAGGAAGTCCGGACAGAACATCTTTGAGCTGCGTTGGGTCAGACAAGATTGATTCGGGCTGGAGGTCTGTTTTAGAAACAAAAAAATTTAAAAGTTTTGGTGATTGAGCCAAATAGTTTGAAAGACGACCGGGATCCCTGAAAACATATGTATCGAGACCGATGAGTTTACCTCCGAGAACTTCGGCAAGTGTTCCCGCCTGACGCAGGATCGACATGAGTTTTCGTAGGGCCGAGGGATCTGGAGGGTTGGAGAGAGGCGGAGGAATAATCGGAACGGCCGTGAGTATTCCTTTGTATGCTATGCCCCCTCTGCCACCCATGCTTCCCGATTGGAATGAGACTGTTGATACGTTCAGAGTCATGGGAATTCCGGGAAGACCCGTTATATTCCAGCCAGCCACGATGTCTTCAGGGAGTTTTTTACTTGAATAAATCAGGACCCGCCCAGTTTGTGTCAGGTATGCGCCCGTCAGGGACGGAGGTGGCGGCGGGGTTATAATAGGTTCGGGGGCGATCGTGATTGCTTTGGCCTGTTGAACAGCCTGGACCGTCAGTGGAACGTTCACCTGAAAATCGACAGTTCCATTGTACGGTCCGTTATTTGGATAATTTCCTTTTTGAAGCGTTGACGAGACGATCCGGGTCCGACCTTGAATTCCCGGAAGACCAGTCAGGATCCATCCATACTGTATACCTGGCGGCAGTGGTGTCTGAGAATAAAATGTAATTACATTTGCGACTGTTTTTGAAGCGGCATAAAAGCCACTTATTTCGGACGAAGCCATACTAATTTATACAAACATAATATGAAAGGCGGGCTTCTCGCAGCGGTCCTCGCCTTGATCATAGTACTCGCGTGGCCTCGGAGCGAACGGTTTCCTTCTCGCCAACTTGCCGACTTGGACACTCTCAGGGTCCGAGAGAATCAACTCCATTTCACAGATGCCGACTTTAACCAGGTTGGCTCTAAAGAAATAAGACGCTCCTAGTATAATGGAGCAACTTCGTTGCGACGGGGCTGAGCCCCTGGAACCGATACTCACTCCCAGTACAGACCGCTTCACGACCTTCCCTATACGGTACCCAGACCTGTGGGCCCTGTATAAGAAAGCAGTCGGCTCGTTCTGGACCGCCGAAGAGATTGATCTGGCCGGGGATCTCAGGGATTGGGAGACGCTCAAGTCTGAAGAGAAAAACTTTATTAAAATTATTTTAGCATTTTTCGCCGCCAGTGACGGTATTGTCATGGAGAACATCGACTTGCGTTTTTCATCAGAGGTTCAGATTTCAGAGGCTCGGTCATTTTATGCATATCAGGCATTTAACGAATCTATCCATTCCGAGACGTATTCTCTCATGATTAACAAACTCGTGAAAGATCCGGAGGAGGAGAAAACGCTTCTGGGCAGCATTCGGCACGTTCCAGTCATTCGGGAAAAGGCGGATTGGGCCATGAACTGGATGAATGGGGGCGCGCCTTTTGCTCAGCGTCTCGTCGCCTTCATGTGCGTCGAGGGTATCTTCTTTTCTGGGGCGTTCTGTGCCATCTTTTGGCTCAAGAAACGAGGGATAATGCCTGGGCTCTGCTTCAGTAACGAGTTGATCAGTAGGGACGAGGGGTCACACCTGGAGTTTGCAGTCGCCCTGTACTCACACCTCCATGAAAAGTGCGCGGTGGACGCTGTCCGTAAGATTATTCAAAGTGCCGTTGATATTGAGGAGAGTTTCATTACGGAGGCGCTTCCATGCAAGATGATAGGCATGGATGCCGAACAAATGAAACAATACATTCGCTACGTTGGTGATCGTCTTATGAAGCAACTGGGACATGCGCCGATATTCGGAGCCGAGAACCCGTTCGCCTGGATGGAGACTATTAGTCTTGAGGGCAAGACGAACTTTTTTGAAAAACGGGTCGGAGACTATTCAAAACGTATGGTTGAGGAAGGAGACTCTGTGAGGTTCGATGAAGAGTTCTAAAGCTCGACCCGCGCCTCGGAATTGATACCAAAAGGATTCTTGACCGCGCCGTACTCGCCAATGTATGACTCCGAGGGCAACATCGACGGGCGGGACTTGGCGGTGCTCGTATAGACGCCAGAGTCATAATTCTCATCCTCAAAGTCCTCGGCGAACGAAGACACGAGTTTGGCTGGAATGTAGCAGGCCAACAGAACATAGACGGCCGCGTGAAGCAGAAGGCCTGGGGCGTGAGGGAGACCCTCGGCCGTGGCGACCCACCCGCCTAGAATCTTACGCATAAACTTGAAGGTTGCCGGACTGGCCACAATGAAAAACAGGATCATGTATATCAGAATCTTGGTCAACATTTACTCTTTACACATTTTTTATTTTACTCCTCCTTGTTCTCCTCGTAAGCCTCTGGCTCCGCGTAGTATTCCATGTACTTCTCCTCCTTGTCCTCCTCGTACTGAGAGTAGTACGTGCGCATCTTGCGGCGGTGAAGCATACGCATAACCACGCGCGTCACCACGGCGAACACCACGGCATGAAGAAGAAGACCCCCCGTCTTGGGACAACCATCTGGACTGGCGACCCAACCACCGAGTGCCCGAGTCATCTTAAAAAGGGCTGGGTTAGCGATGATGAAAAAAAGCAGAACGACGATGAGCATCTTCATAAACATTTATTATAAGCTTCTAAAATTTTATCAGTCCGTCTGGACCTGTGGAGGCCAGGTGGCTCCCGTAATCCGTCTCCCTGGATACACTGGGGTCTGCAAAGTTCGACGCCATCCCTGGACG